TTGGTTGTTCCATACAATACACAATACCTGCGTCCTTTCCTACACTCATACCATTATGCCCACCGATATTGAAACCAAGAAAGAATATCACAGTAGCAATCGTTGGAATACCAAATATAAAAGGAATGATAATGCCTGGTTCAATCATAGTGCCTCCAATTCATCACAAATAGCATCAATCTCTTTGAGACATTCATCCCACCCAGCGTTAAACATCACATCAAGTTCATCAGTAAAATCAACCTTATTAGTTCCTGATAGTTGCTTACGAAGATGTTGAAGAACCTCTTGAAGCATCCAAGCAGTATTGTGTGCTTCACTTTTACAAATAACTTTTAGGAGTTCTTCTGCTTTTTGTTGGTTAGTCATACTTCGCCTCCGTTTCTTTCATACGCAGCAAGAATCCATCATCACCAATGTCACCACTATACAGATAATCAATGTGTTTCATAATCTCTGCCATCTTACGCAGTTTGGGGATTTGCTCTTGTAAGACATCAATCACATCAGGGTCGTGGTTGGGATACCACATTTCACCATATGTGCGGTCTTCATTCCTCGCCTTACCATTATTCTCAATCTCTACTTCCAACTCATCAGCAAACTGTGCTACCTTGTAGTAATCGTAACCACAATCTCCAAAGTGTCCGCCGCTCATTTGTCCTCCAACTCATCAAGTTTTTCATTCACAAATCCAGTCAAATCAAGTGTGCGAGGGTCTACACCTTCATCAAGACAATCAAGGTGAAACTCCATGACAGCACCAAGAATCAAACAAGCACGGCGTTTGTCATGCTCAGTGATAGTTGTGTGTGGCATCGCAACATAGTTGACGATGTGCTCGTAGAGTTGGTCGTAAGTCATTGGTAATCCTCATCATCAAAGGTAAAGTATTCGTAGATTGCAGACATTACAGCATCGTCAATGCGCTCCATAATGGCACTTGGCAGAGGATTCTCTACATGTTTGTGTGCAAGATGCCAACCACGACGCACACCTTCTTCGATTGCCATTTCTAGTATAACACGAGTTTTAGGTTTCATTCTTCATCCTCCACAGGAAACAGATTAGCATACTCTTGATCAGTGAGAGTGAGATACTCCACATTAGCATATCGGTGTTCTTCGGCATACACCAACTGATAGTGAACAAAGTCACTCAAACTGGTGCTGCCGTATTCTACCACACCATCAACAAAACAAAGGTAGTTCATTCAATCACCTCCCAGTGTGAATCAGATTTGTCACCAAAACGATTTGTGCCAGTGCGAGTGCTGACCCAGAAAAAGTATTTGCGATTCTCTGATGCTAAAAATAACTCACCACCAGTATCCTGCTCTACAATACAGACAGGATTGCCTTCCATTGTGTTAGTAAGACGATTCTTTGCCTTGCTACTCTTAGGTTTTACAGTGACTTTCCTCATGATCGCAGATGCTTGATGAGTTCGGGGAAGTTTGCTTTACCATGTAATAATACACCAGCAACCACACCCATGTCAAGCAGGAAGAGTATTAGTAAAAATAATACGATGTATAACTTATCCTTATTGCTTTTTTCCATGGTTTTCGATGTTATCTAAATGATTGAACCAAGGTGAGAACAACGCAATACATGCCCAAGCAACAGCAGCAGATATGATGAGAAAGTATATCATGGATACCTGCCAACAATCTCAATAGTATATTTTATTTGCCCACCAAATCCAGTAAATGCTGGATCAACTTCTGCTGAGATAGCAGATAACACTGCTTTTCCTTTTGCCAAATCATCCATCACCTTACACAGATGCTTATCCATTTGTGTGTTTTGTGGCAACATGAATGTGTTTGGCGTTGATGTGCTTGTGATTGTTGCTGGTTTAAAATAGCTACCATCCATACTCATAGCACCATTGTTTATAGTGGCAGCAGGAATTACAAATGCACCACTATCCATAATTTCTGACCCACCATTGATAGTTAATGATGGTTTAGTATCATATGGATTCAAGCTGATGGTATCTGTGCCGCCACCCATTGTGATGATGTCATCTGCCATACCGCCATATAGACCAGACGATGTGTATCTTTCCTTCATCTCCTTGATAGATAGAGGCGGCTTTTTTTCTTCTACAACCTCCTCTTTCTTCTCGCCGTAGATTTCTTCGTATTTTTCAATCAGTGGGTTTGTCATTGATATGATTCTCCATAACGATGGTATTTGTTATAGTTGCGTGGTGCAGATGTCAGAAAATCACAGCGAATCTCAAACCACTTCCAGCGGAATGAGAATCCTGTGAGTGAGCGACTACCGAAGCTAATCAGCAGCATTGGAAATATTTCAGTAGCAGGATAATCATCCCACTGAATAACAACATCCATCAATGCGAAATGTGGATACCATCCAAGCAGTTGGAAATACCATTCGTGCCCGTAATCTTCGTAGTGGTAGTAGTTGAAGAGTTTCATACTATTTTTACAAATTGTGTCATGCAGAATCTACCATATCCTTTATTTCTATGCTCATGTGGTATAGAAACAGTATCGACGGAATGATAGAGATTGGATGGAAATATCACCGTTGAATTATTTTTACACTCTACTGTAATATCGTAATCACAAAAATGAAAATCACCGCCTGTAAATTTCTTAGGTTCCTTAAAAAACCATGTGCAAGCAGTCATATATGATACATCATTATGTTTTAAATAATAACCACAATCTTCATAATATGATATTAATGTTCCATCTGTATTAAGATGAGCATCTTTGAAAAACCATGATGATTGTTGATTAATTATCTCTGGTCGAAATAGTTTTTGATTTACATTTAAAATATTAGACATATGCCTATAATCTTGCGTATAGACATTATCTAACCAAACTCCTCTATTTTCCTTACGAATATTACCATCTTCATCTGTAGCAGATCCAGTTTCTTCGGGAGGCAAAAGTCTTTCTGGAATAGAAAGATAACATTCTAATTCCAACCAAATTAGATTTAACTCTTCTTCGGTATAGAAATCTTCTATGTAAATGTAATGAATTGGATCTGTTACTACAGTGAGTTTCATTCCGCTAACCTCAGTTTACGCTCAGGTGAAGGAATGTGAATAAGAAATGGGTCATCGTATGGATAGATGTATTCATCATACCATCCATAGCACAATGCTTCCCAAAACTCAGACGTGTTGTAACTATCCCAAGCATACATGAAGTTGTGGAATCCGTCAAGGAAGTCTTCCCACTGTGTTTGTTTAACAAGTCTCATTGGAATAATATACTCTAAGGTTGTCACCACCGATATTCATGTGGTAGATTTTACCGTCGTTAGTGTAGATGCCAATCCACACTGAGCGACCTTCCTCCATTGTTTCGTAGTGAAACATTCTAACATCTTCCAGCACAATCTCGTCTGGATTCTTCACAAATCTGCTCATGAGTAGTTAAAGTAAAAGTGTGTTTCCCAGTCTAATGCTGGTTGGTCTCTACGCTCAATCATCTTCACAATGTATGGTGGAATCAGATTAGCATACTGAGTCATAAACTCTTCTTGTGTGGGCATTGTGAGACCATGAATATAGTGCTCAGCGCCCACACCAATAAACTTAACAAACCTTTCCATGTCATAATCTTTACCATCCATGGGAAGGTCATAGTTGCGACATATTTTTAACCAGAAAGACATACCCTCTCCAGTGGCAAAGTATTCAATAGCAAAGAAACGATAGAATGGTCGCTCGTTCTCTTCTTCGCGTTTCGCTGCTTCTTCAAGCATTTCTTCGTGTGTCATGTGTCACCTCAAAACATACTGAGTTAAATTTACCTTTGACTCCTCTGAGCTCTATCTTAGTGTGCTGTGAATGCACATAGACATGCTCAACATGGTATTTGTCACCTACGATTAGCATTCCGTTGGGGTCATCATTGTTACCCCATTGCACTTGCTCTTTAGTGCATCCTAGAAACTTTACAGTATTTCCTGCTCTGATTCTATCCATCTTTGCCCACCCTAAATTAGGCCATGTGTCTCTATATATCTCATTTAATTTTTCGTTATCGTAGTTCATTTTAAATAATTAAAATTGATTACTACTCTACGCTGCTGATCTGTGCAATTTGTTCCAGAATGTCGTAGATTTCCATCAAATAAAAGCATACGATTTGCTACGCTTTCCACTTTATCACCCGATTCAAACAATGTGTAACCATTATTAGAATTTACATAAAAAATACCTACTTTGTGATCAAACGTATGATCTATATGGTATCCATTGACAACTAAATTTTCTGTTCTGGTAGTTAAATTTGCTTTTATTCTTATTAAACCATGTGGTTGAATAATATCCAAAAATGGTTTCATAAGACCATAGTATTTACTAGTGGGTTGAAACCATCTGTAGAGGCGATGAACGAATTGAAATGGTTCATCCTCATTTACATAAGTTTCTGGAACAGCAGATGCATTAAAATACCATGGCAATTCAGTGTCAGTTAAAAAATGATATTCTACTTGTTTGAATTGATCAATCGGTAAAAAGTTGTCAATAATTTGCATTATTTAATCAATTGTAATTGCCGTTTTAATGCTTGCTTCCGTGCCTTCGCCTGACGCATCGCCTGAGGTTTCAGGGTGCGCTTAGCATCTTTCTTAGAATGGTGCTGCCAGTTGGGCGTGGTCATCGGTCTGCCGCGTTTCCATGATTATATAGGAGTCAAGCAGCGTTGTCAAGGAATTTATTGAGAGACGCACCCGAGACAGATGCGATACGTTGCTCTGCTAGTTTAGCATATTCTGGATTCAGTTCGAATCCAATATACTTACGCTGGTTTGCCTTTGCCACTTCACCCGTAGTTCCAGATCCCATGAAAGGATCGACCACAACACCGTCTACAGGGCAGCAAGAGAGCACAGGTTTGGCAATCAGATCGGGAGGATAGACCGCGAAATGAGCGCCCTTGTAGGTTGTGCTAGCGACCTCCCAGACGCTGAATTCTGGTCGCATGGGGCACTTGCCAGCAGCAATCAATGCTTCATAATCAAAGTCTTTAGTGATACCCATCTCTTCACGCATACGGGCATAATGCTTATCCTGACTGACAGAAGAGATTGCAAATCCTTCCTTTTCAGATGCATTAGCATCTTTGCGCTTGTCTACATTGTTCTTAGAGAACATGCGACGAATGCTAATCTCTGCTTGCGGCACAAGAATAGGATCACGATCAAAATAGTATTTCTTCACATCCTTCACAAACCAAAAAAACTTCTCATGATTAGACCAGAAACGATCTTTGGATGAGATTGGTTGTGGATTTGGTTTGTTCCAGATAATTTCATTACGAAGTTGCCACCCCCGATCGCACATGGCAATCTCGAAGCGACTAGGAACTTGAAGCAAACGCTTCTTGTCGTAAGTATCAGCGATATTGACCCAACATGATCCAGTCGGTTTCAATACACGATAAATCTCATCAAATACCTTACACAGATTCTCTACATACTCACTCACAGTATTTTCCACACCAATCTGACCTACGTTTTGATAGTCACGCAGGTTATAGTAAGGTGGTGAAGTCACACAAAGATCTACCGAAGAATCAGGAAGACTCTTCAGATTCGTGATGTTGTCACCAACGTGAATGATATTTGTTTGCATGTCAGGGTTTGAGAGCGTATTGTTCGTAGGGGAAAAGATCAAAGAATTGCTTGACGGTAATTTTACCTTCTTTGATTGTTCCATTATCAGTCAACTCAATCACTTTGTCAACTGGAATTTCATAGAACTTTGGAGGTTCAGTAAAACGAGCACGAAGATCACAGAAAACATAAGAGTCAACAGACCTCAGTTTCTTTTGATAATCGTCTTCGTCATAGAAGCGACCCTTACCAGTAGCAGTAGAGGGAGAGAAGAAAACAGATTTAGTCTTACAGATGTTACGAACTTCAATCAGTTGATTGATGCGTTCTTTGGCAACAACATCATACGGAAGTTGCTTACCAATTACACGTTCTCCGCCCAAAAGGTTGGCAACTGCTGCTTCAGTAATGGGAGAAGTGCCGCTACCATTTACAGTTTCCAGAAAGTCATCAAGACTAATACCGTAACCGTCAGCAACTTTTTGAGCGTCAATGTTCCAGAGCATGATTAATCAGTTGAATGAGGGGCAAGTGAAATAGGAAACTTCATCGCCTTCTTCGGCAGTTCCCCATTCATGAAACTCTTGACAAAGAGCAAAGATGTCGGCGTCACGACCACCTTCTTGATCTAGAAGTTCAAAACGATTTTCTACATATTCGAGAATACTTTCGACAACGTTTTCAACGTCATCCGACTCAATCATCGGAATCACGCCATCGTCACCGTAATCGATGATGCCTTTCATGGGTCTCTTGGGTTCAGTGCTCCGCTACTGTAGCACGGGTGGCAACCCCTGTCAACCCCCCTCCCAATTATTGATATCCCGAACGTAACATTTTTTGGTAAGTTTGCCATTTTTCCACCCAAATTTCACCGAACAGTAATATTCTGATGCAACCTCTTTCACATAATGTTTCTGTTTTGTCGTTAACAATTCTGATGTCACACAATGTTCCAGTAACATATTTCTTTTTAATGCAGTATCCAATGCCATAAACTCAATTGACATATTTTTATTAACATAAAATTGAACATTAACGACCGATGACATACCCATTCTAACTAGAAAATCAACGTCATCAATTTTCTCCAAGTCTGCATAATAATTAGAAAGTTTTGGCAGATCTTTGAACGAAACTCTTATATCTTTCTTGACTAAGTTATGTTCAACATCAAAAGCAACATGAAGAAGTTGTATCTTTTTTCTACGTTCTAAAAGATATGTTATTAATTCTGGTTCCCATCCTTCATATGGATTATTATTTTTACTTACTTCAGAATACATTCCATATTGATAACCCTCATAATTACCATCTTGATCATACGATCTAGCAATCAACCTATTTCCAAAAACAGGAAAGACTTTATGGTAAGTTGTTAATTTTAAAGTATCAAGATCATGCTCTTGATAACCTATCATGTATTCCATAAAAACTCAAAAGGGCACTTCATTCTTTTTTTAATCAACTGCCAGGATTCGCCTGGGTGCTTTTTCTTATAAGTCAAATCATAATGATACATCTTTAGTTGTTCTTCTGATGGTGTGCTTTGTTTTAATACAATCTGAGCAGGTGTTTCTGTTCTAAATCGTATATTATAGAGAGGCATACCCCTATGTATCTTTATATTTTTATCTTTCTTTAATTTCAACGCGACAACTAGAGGTCTATACCATGAAGATATTGGAAATGTTCCTGGTATCAGTTCACAATTATCTATACCAGATGCTGAACTAAATTGTTCTACCCACACTCCTGGTTCATCCACCCAAAGAAATAGCATACTAAAGTATTGTATAATCGGATCTGATCCTTTCAACCAATTTTCTCCAGGTGATAATCTATTCATTGCAAAATCATCACTTATAGAGTCGCTAGTCATTGCATTATATTTACTAGCAAATTTAAATTCTATATCTTCTTGTGCATAGTAAACATAGGTAGATGATGCCCATTCGTTCCAAGCAGGGCATTCTCTAAAATAATAATTAGACTCTTCATGCTCAGAGTATTTTTTAACTGGAATGAAGTTATCCGAGTTGATATTTTTTAATGAGGCAAAACCATCCATACCCATAGATGGGCAATAACGAACTTCAATTGTTTTCATGATCTAAACTCGGTTAAAATTTTCTACTACAGTAGACTTTAGGATAATATCTTTTATTTGATCTTCAGAATCAAATTTTAAAACCATATTTAATTTATTCTTAGGAGCAACAGATTTACAATATTCTACATCAGATTCTGATATTACTCCAAAAGAATGAATAAATTTCAAAAATAGTTCTGACTGTTGCTCAATCTGATATGGAGAATGATATAATTTATACTCTTTTTCTCCATAATTATCAAATGCTATTGCAGAGTTACTGTATAGACTAATCGTTTCTAAACTAACGTCATCATTATATGGATTGATGCCAACTAATTGTTCAACTGCAGAAAGTCTAGACCACTCTTTCTTCATATTTTCATAATGTATATTATTCTTTATGATGTCTAAATCAAAAGTGGCATTTCTTACAATAAACTCCATAATTTTACCATCATTATTATAACGTATTCCTTGCAATCCCGCAACAATAAGATTATGTGGATCTGGTGTTGCAGTAAGTCGTATCAATTCATAATGAAAATCATAATATTCTGGAACTCCCAAAGCATCACATAATTTTTTCCATTGAGTGCAATCAAGATAATCAAAAGATATAGGATTACTGACAGTATATCCCAAAACTCCAGAATCATCAAATGTAGTGTAAATTGTTTGCACAGTATGTCTGGGTCTTAAACCCAACATTTCATAATCAGTATCTCTTTTTAAAATTTCTCGTATATTTTCTGGAATTATTGGCACAAAAGATGGATCTTTCAGACAAGAATAGTCGTAAGGAATTGAACCAGTAGAAGAAATTTTCTTTCTATCTACTAAACTATAATTGTCTGTAATTTCTAAGTAATTTTCAGTCATTTGAAACGATTACCTGACCTTCGGAATTATACACTGCATAATATATAAATTGCTCAGGTGGGCATGTCGATTGACTTTCTGGAAAATGATCTTCACAATACTGAATTGCTTCCTCAACTGTTTCAAATTTAACAAAAATAAATTCATTATTGAAGATGAGATTATACATCTCCAAATCTAAAATCTGTTTGTATAAATTAAAAACTTCATTTGCTTTATCAGCATCATTTAATGATTGAGGACCAGTCACTCGAATAAAAACTAATGGAGTTTTTGCAAGTGAGATATAAGATTCAATAAATTCAGAAAATTCCATTGCATCGTAGTTCATCATTCTTCTCCTTCAATAGGTTCCGCAAAATCTTCAGGAAAATAAATTGGTTTAATGTATCTCTTGTTAGGATCAATAATTGGTTTTTCAATAAATGTGTATGTAGATAAATCCAATCCAGGGAATGCTTCTTCAATTTGCAATCTTTTAGCAATGTCTAAGATTTGCTTGCTAATTAATTTAGGTCTCTGTTGATTATCTTCAATCAATCCAACAATATTACGAATATTCTGATACATGAAGTCTTTAGACACTCTATTTTGCTCATTAGACCATTGTTCCTCATCATTTTCATCCATGAATGGAACTCTCATGTCTGGATACTTTTCGAAGTATTGTCTAGGATCGATTGGATACTTGAGATTCATAATATATTTAAAAAACTCAAGATTGTTTTCAAACTCACTAGGTTTTTTGATCATTTCTCTTAGATATGTTCTCCACTGAATCCACATATCTCTTTCACCTTCAAATGCTTGCGGAGCATCAGGAAGAACTCTCCAATCACTAACTGTCAATAGATTATTTCTTTCGGCAATTCTTTCATAATAAGTTCTATCATGAATATACTTTTCTTCCTTAAAAGCATTAATTTTTGTCTCTATTTCTCTAGTAGAAATATCTTGTTGAAGGAAAGAGAAGGTAGTAAAAAATTCTGCTAGTTCTTTTGCTTGAGCACTAGTTGGTTCTTTCCAAACATATTCTTTCCAAAATTGTGATTTTGTAGCAAAATCATACACTAACTTTCTCTTCTGACAGAAATAAGTATCATCATTATAGTAGAAGAAATATTGTATCTCGTCGTTATCCGAGTGCCAAAAAGGATCAATCTTTTCGACCATTTTTTCCCACACAAATCCTTCAATAGGTCTTCTTCTATCAGACATATTGAAACTTATAAACTGTGTGGGGAAACTAACCTGAATAATCGGCGTTCTGATAGGAGCATCCATGTTTCTATTATGGCAATTTAATATACCAACCTGTTAATATGTATTTATCTTGTGTTAATACAGTATTGCCTTTGTGAACGTGTGTCATTCCAGCTGGCCAGATAACTACAGTTCCTGCTGTTGGTCTAATTCTTCTTCTTTGATATAAAAACTCGGTCTCACCTTCTCCCTCTGGAAGATCATTCAAATAAATGATCCAAGTTAATTCTCGTTGACCACACTGCCAGTTACTAGATTCATAATGGAAGTGATGATATCCACCCCCAGGTCTAGTTTTTTGCATTTTGATATCAGTAGATATCATTTTAACAGGAATCAACTGAGGATATTGACTTACATAATGCTGCAAGCAAGCTTGCAAATATTGATTACATTCATATGATAATTTATCACTTGTATAATTCAACAACAAAGATGTATCATCTCTGCCCAGTTGAGCATTTTCAAACTGTGTGCTACCAGTCATGTATGCATTTTCAGGAATTTGTTCAGGAATATCATCAATGCCATTAATAGGTTCATCGATGATACTATCTCTCTGATATGCAAGTTCAAAAACATCAATGAATTTTTTACATACAGTTTTTGGCATTAAACCTGGCCACACTCCGACAAAATCATTAAATTCTGCTGTTGTAATGTTTTCATCTCGCATCAATTCGAGGGGTCGAATTGGTATAATCTTTGCCATAAATTACCTCAATATACTTTAATCAAATACTTAACACGGACATATTTATTCATGATTGGAATCTTCTTCTGTGGAGAAAGATTTACTGTTGGAACTATTTGTTTGGTCGAGTTCAATGTAAATGTAGCAGTATTTGAAGTAATTTGCAACTGTGATTGATTGAACTGAACAGTGAGAGTATTTCCGTATGTTGTTGGGAATGTTCCAGCAACTGTTCCTGAACCAGTGTTGTTTCCCCACCCATATTGTGTTTTTGGATCATTAAACGCAGTTTCAGAAATATAATGAGAATGAGTTAAAGCACCCCCAAATGCACCAGGATCAAAAGGATCTGTGGTAGCATTAGTCGAAGAGGTATCAATCATAGCTAAATGATCGCCAGCAGCATTATCTAATACAGGAGTATTTGATTTTGGAGATCTCCACCACCAACCATAGGTTACTGTATCTGATGTATATGGAGCACCATACAATTCGTCAGCAGGTGATGGTCTATCGGCAATCCATCTTCCATCAACACCAGATCCAGATCCAGAATCGCCAGCGCCACCATAAGAAGGAACCCCCCACCCAATAAATGAAATATCTTCATCTGTTTCTTGACCAGTAAGCATGAAATGAGTATGCTGACCAATTTTTGTGAACACATCATCAAGCGGCCCAACAGTTGCACTGATATATCCATTATTACCAATCACAAAATCTACATCTGTAGTAACACCACTGTATCCAGTAGTTCTAATAGCACCCAAAACATAGAAAGGTCCATCAATATCAGTTGGTGATCCATCATATACTTGCTCAGGTGGTCTAGCTCCTTGAGTGTCAACAGTATCAATAATCCAGTTTCCTCCCGAACTTCCCACTTGATTGGCATCACCTGTTGATGCCGAAGATGGATCTGCTCCTTTGTATGTAGTGACGGAAGGCGATGATGCATTATTTCCATCAATAGGACCTACGCCAACTAATTTTCTATTTCTATAGTTAGGTAATTTGAAAGTGCCAGAATATGAATTTGTAGATGAACTATAAGCTCCACTACCACCATAAGTATTACCAATAACATTCCATAATTCATAATATGTACTAACTGTCAATTCTCTACCATCACATTCCATCCATCCAGGATACCTAGATTCCATAGTTCCGTCAAGATCTCCCGATGCTCCTTCAAAAGAATCATCCTGGAATCTACTAATTGGCAGAACAGTTCCAATTGCCAATCCATCTTCTTTCTTTTCTTGACGAGCATCATTAGCTTGATTAATGACCATTAATCTACTATACCACTGACCTGTCATCAATTCTGTGGTTGGTGCCGTCGCCCAAGTTCCAACACTCCACGTTATACCAGTCAAATCACCAATAGAAACTGTTGTGCTAACAGAACCACCTAAAGTAGCACTACTGGTTAGTTGTAAACTAATTGTGTCTCCTTCTACAACATTAACAGGAGATGCAGAATATGTTCCGCCGTTTTTAGAAATTAACGCGCCATTAGTTGTAGTAACTTGAACTCCAGTTTGAATGCCAGTTATAGAAACAGCATTGCTATTAGTTGCTGTTGAAGGTGGTCTGTTTGTTCTATTTTTAAAAGTTACTGTATCTGGAGTTGTATCTGGGGTAGCAGAATTAAATATTTTCCATGGTTGTGGAGTGTAATCACCTACTTTAATTTGTGCCCATGTTTGATCTCCATAATTTGATCCAGCATACATCCAAATACGAACAGTATCATTCAACTGAACTGTTGCTGGGAATGTTCCTATAGAACCATTATTAATTTGCACTCTTGGTAAAGGAGAAAGAGGTGTAGTTTCAACCCCAGAAGAATTAATTAATTTAGAAGATTCTAAAGTTACATTCAAAGTAACTCCAGAAGCAACACCAGTAACAGTATACAAATCTCCATTACTATTAACCGCAGAAGAATATTGCTGACCTGGCGTGGCACCTGTTATATTTTGAAAATTAAAAGTATCGATAGAAGAATCTGGAGGATTGCCAGTTGATACACTCCAGTTTACTGGCAAACCAGTTCCAATTGTTAAAGTAGTTGTAATAGAGGTGTTATTAGCAGTAGATGTTAACTGCCTTAATTGAATATAATCTCCATTAGAAACAGTAATAGATGAGCTAGTAAAACTAGCGCCACTCAACACACCATTTCCATCTACAGTTGCCGTGGAAGATTTTGCAATTTTTGCAGTATTTCCACCAGTTCCAGATCCACCATTACCCAGAACACTAGCAGTTGCGGTTGCAGATAATCCAGCAACTTGATATACTTCAGTAGTATATACATTAGTATTTAATGGTTGATCAGTTAAATTTTCAAATGATGGTGGTGGGTTAGGAGCATTATTAGGAGCATTTTGAGTTGTGATATACCAAGTAGAACTAGCGCCACCTATGGATAAAGTTACATATACTTGTGTTGCGTATTCACTAGAAGAAGTTGCTCTAAGATCAATTACCGTTCCATTTTGGGCATTCCACCCAGTTAGAGTAGTAGTATATCCACTAGTAGAACTAATACCAGCAGTATTTGGAGTTGGTTGAGTTACCTTAATTGCGATATTAGATGCTGTTCCTATAACTGATATAGGAACATATAATCCACTACTAAGACCGCTTACGGTTACATAAGCCATGTTATTTTATTCCTCTTCTAAGTTATTTATAGGGGTGTGGAAGTATTGCTACTTGCATAATAAATTGTGTTTATTGTAGCACCAGTTTTATTTGAAAAAACCCAAGAATTTGGAGTTGAATCAATATTTACAGTTACAGGATAACTTGCACTATCGGTTCCACCATATCCAGAAACACTCATAGTAAAAGTAACCGAAGAACTATCTACAAAATCTTGAATATTTCCTGTAATAGTTTTTGTTTTAGTTCCAGAACTAATTGGTGTTGCAGTTCCAACCCCTTGATCAATACTACCACTTAACGCATATGATGTTGTCCAAGATATAGTTACTGTTCCACCAAAATCAACTATATTAGGTTCTACCTGAAATAAAGTAATATTGGGTAGTTGTGGATTTACATAAACTCTTAGAGTTTCAGTTACACAAGCATCTACTGGATTACATGCTGTTAACGTATAATCACGATATCCATCACCATATGTAGGTGCTCCAGGATAAGAACCAGCACCAGAAGTAGGAACTGTAGCAGTTAATTGAACTGATCCATCTTGTGCTAAATTGCTGCCAACCCCCTGATTAATAGAAACACTGCCTGTGGCATTACTCGTAGACCACGTTAAAGTAAATTGAGTATCTTGATCTGGTATTGTTGGATTATTTGAAAACGAATCGATTGTAGGCAATGGATATGCTTGCACATAAGCAACTGCTGTTACAGTATATCCTGCAGAATTTACAACAGTAAATGTAAATGTATTCAATCCTGCAGTTGTAATAACTTTAGTAGTAGTTCCACTTGCAGCAACACTACCCACACCATTATCAATGCTTCTACTAGCTAAACCGCCGCCACCTCCCCAAGTAGAAGTCCAAGAAAGAGTTACACTATCACCAACACTAACTTCTGCTTGATTTGGTGATGATACTCCATTGATAGAAAGTGTTGCAGTTGGAACTCCAACTACTGTCACATCAACACTAGCTGTAGTTGTTGATAATCTATTTGTTACTGATAAAGTATATGTTTTTGTTCCTGTAGTAGATAACAATCCTGTTAATAAAGGAACCCTAGTTCCAGATCCAGATCCAATATTATTATTTGCTGGATCATCAAGTTGACTGTCTGGAAAAGTAGAAAATTCTGTTAATGATGGTTGAGATTCTGCATCAGAAACCGTCCAACTAAGGGTTGGAGAATCTATACCAACTGTAAGATACTGTTTATTTGTAGTTAATTGAGCTCCTGGAGTTGGAATCTGTAAGTTTAATGTGAATGATGCTAAAGCATACACATCACCAGCATTCTGTAAATTTGCACTGCCAACTCCACCAGTGCTACTGAATTCAGGACTAGAAGAGATATTTGAAGAAAAAGTTAAATATCCATTAGTTTGTCTTTTATTAGAAGGAACAGTAACTGTAACATCTCTCCAAGATTCCCAATAGGTATCTTTTGCTCCATCTCCTCCTCCATATGCACTTGACCCAGAACTACCCCAGGAATATGCTAATACATTAAATCCACCATCAGAAACAGCTAGATAAAAATCTTCACCAGAATTATTAGGTCTTTCATGACCATTCGAATCATTACCAGCTCTAACTTTACATGTTATACTTTCACAATATTTTAAATTACAAAGACCATAAGCAGATCTATTCGAAACTCTTGGGCTACTCCATGTTCCCATCATTAAATATGAATTACCTGTTGGTGTAACCATACCACCAACTTCGCCATTATCATCTCCTTGAGTAGTTCCTGGAGCACCTTCACCCGATCCATTTATTTTTGTGCCAGTAAGTTCAGAAAAAGTAAAATTTACTCCAGGATAGTAAGTAATGCTTAAATTTGCCATAACAGATACTTATTTTACAATGGAGTTGTTGTATTACTACTTGCGTAATATGTAGTGTTTATAATTGCACCAGTTTTATTAGTAAAAACCCAGGGATTTGGAGTTGTATCTATTAAAATTGTTACTGGAGTAGTTTGTGTTTCTGTTCCACCATATCCCTCCACAGATAAAGTATAACTTATACTACTATTTTCAACAAAATCTTGTATATTTCCTGTTGGGGTAAAAGTCTTGGTTCCACTTGCTATAGGAGTTACCGAACCAACACTATTATTAATACTACCAGTAAGAGCATAAGTAGTAGTATAAGAAAAAGTAACTGATTCTCCTAAATTAATTGTTTGTGGTTCTACCTGAAATAAAGTAATATTTGGTGGTTGTGGATTTACATAAACTCTCAAAGTACTTGTAACACAACTATCAGCTGGATTACATGCTGTTAGAGTGTAATCTCTATATCCATCACCATATGTAGGTGCTCCAGGATAAGAACCAGCACCAGAAGTAGGAACTGTAGCTGTTATCTGTGCCGATCCATCTTGTGCTAAATTGCTGCCAACTCCTTGATTGATGGAAACGCTACCAGTAGCATTACTTGTAGACCACGTTAAAGTAAATTGAGTATCTTGATCTGGTATTGTTGGATTATTTGAAAACGAATCAATTGTAGGAGCTGGATATGCAGTTACTTCAACAGTAGCAGTAACTGATTTAGTAGCGCAATTGTTAGCAGTTAAAGTATATACAGTTGTGCCATTGGGGGGAGTAACTGTGACGGAACCAGAAGCTGCCACTGAACCTACACCTTGATTAATAGATCTAGATCCATTAGTAGTTCCAGTAGTAGTCCAAGAAAGAGTGACAGTATCTCCTGTGGTTATAACACTATCACTTACCGTGAAAGAAGTAATAACTGGATTTTGACAAACAGTAACAGTTTGAGATGAAGTTACTGGACCACCGCCAGGACCACTAGCAGATAATGTATATGTTGTTGTAGATGTAGGCGATACATTAGTATTACCATCTACAGCAACTGTGCCAACCCCATTGTTTATCGAAACATTGTCAGCATAAGATGTAGTCCAAGCAAGATTAACACTATCACCTACGTTAATATTACTAGTTGGCGATTTAGTAAAACTATCAATTGTTGGTGCAGCAAAACTATATTCTATACGAACAGCACCATCTCCACCATCGCCAGCAGGTCCACCTTGGTTACCTCTCCCACCTCCACCATAATTTCCCCCATTTGTATTTCCACCATTATTTGCATTTGTGCCACTTAATGTTGTTCCATTTCCACCACCAGAACCTCTTCCAGAATTATTATTTTGGTTCCCAGCACCACCACCCAATCCACCGTTATCATCATCAGTTCCATTTTGCCCATTATTTCCAACAGAACTGATAATTGGAGTTCCACTAGCACCATTACCGCCAGCAGTTCCACCACCAGAATCATCTGTTCCTCTTTCACCACCAGCGCCAGTAACAAAAAATCCAGTTCCAGTTACTTCAGATTTTGATCCATTCTCCCCACCATCTCCTGATGGAGCTTTTCCACCAGAACCAACTCTAACAGATAGAGATGAACTGGATGTAATATTTACAGTTGCACGACAAAATCCACCACCGCCGCCGCCGCCGCCGAGACCGTCTCCATCGGTATCATTAAATCCAGATCCACCTCCACCAATACAAGTAATTGTTACTTGTGTTACTGCAAAGGGTATTGCCCACGTAGATGTTCCAGGTGATGTAAAATTAACTGTTGGCATATCTCAAATTTATAACGGCGAAGTTCCGAGACTACTTGCGTAGTAAGTAGTATCTATGGTTGCTCCTGTTTTATTGCTAAATGTCCACGTATCAGGAGTTGTATCGACATTAACAGTAATTGAATATGTTGCTGTATCTGTTCCACCAAATCCAGCGACACTCATGGTAAATGTAACGGAAGAATTATCTACAAAATCTTGAATATTTCCAGTAATTGTTTTCGTAGCAGATCCAGAACTAGCGGGAGAAAGCGTTCCAACACCTTGATCTATAGATGCTGATGTTGTATAATCATTGCTCCACGTTATAGTTACAGTTTCCCCATAATCAATTGTGGATGGAGTTATAGAAAAATCTGGAATTGGTGGTTGAGGATTTACATATACTCTTTCAGTATCTGTGACACTAGTTCCTGCAAGATTTGTAGCAGTTAGAGTATAATCTCTATATCCGTCTCCGTATGTAGGTGCTCCAGGATATGCTCCAGCACCAGAAGTAGGAGCAGTAGCAGTTAATTGCGATTCTCCATCTGCAGGTAAATTAGATCCAACACCTTGATTAATTGAGATGGTATTTGCATTACTCGTAGTCCATATTAATTTAAATTGCGTATCTTGATCTGCTGGGTTTGGATCTGCAGAAAAAGAATCAATAGTTGGTGGAGGAACCGCTTCAACATTAACTGTAGAAGTAATAGTTCCTGCAGTGCCTCCTGCTTGGTTAACAGCAGTTAAAACAAAACTATAAGTTCCAGCTGTAGTTGGAGTATATGTTGTTGAACTATCAACATTGCTGGAATTTGATATTAATGAACTTCCATTAACAGTTAAAGAAATACTTGTAGCATTTGTTGTTGTCCACGATAATGATATTGAATTATTTGTAGTTACATATGATGAAGGTGATGCTGTAAAAGTATCAATTACAGGTGGTTGATATAAAGTTACTGATCTACTAAGAGTAGCACCATCAATACCATTATATTGGGCAACTATAGTATAGGTAGTTGTTCCAGCGCCAACTCCTGTATAAATTGCTGTGTATGCTTGACCATCTGTTCCGTTTCCTTGATTAACACCGTTGATTAAAACATTACCTGCTGTATTAGTAACCCATGTTAATTCCACACTTTCACCAACTGTTCCTGTAACGTTCCCTTGTGTAGAAGTTCCAGTTCCAACAGCAATACCATAAAAATTAATTTCAGGATAAGTAATAATTACTCTACCCCCAGTTCCATCAGAATTACTTCCACCTATACTATAACCATATGATTCGCTATCAGTATCAGATAAAGTAGGTGCTGATGGGTGATATGTAGAATTGTAAGCAGAAGTTCCTGCCTGACCGCCAGCTGCACTAAAAGAATTATCTTGCCCAGCGCCGCCGCCAGCACCACCTGGCGATCCACCGCCGCCAGCGCCACCACCAGATCCATCGCCAGATTTGTTGGTGCCATTACCACCACCACTAGCACTTATGGTTGTGCTTAAAGTTTTACTAGATCCATCCGTGCCAGTTCCACCAGTTCCAGAGTTTAAGCTACCGCCGCCTCCGCCGCCGCCACCACCAGCAATACAAATATAAGTGCTGCCCCAAAGAATAGCAGACGCGCCGCCACCTCCTCCTCCTGCTCCTGAAGATCCACTACCACCTGCATTTCCTCCAGTTCCACCAGGAAGAGATCCAGTTCCGCCAGGTCCACCGCCAGTTCCAGTAGATCCATTATTACCACCCTGACCGCCCCCACCAACATAACAAGTTAATGTTTGCCCCGTAGAAGTTAATACAGCAGTTCCTGATAATTTTGCTCCATCACCAGAAGCGCCACCAGGGCCGCCTGCATCATTACCACCCGATCCACCTGCTCCACCAAAAATTGTATAGGAAAATCCCTTTGTGCCAGTTGGAAGAGCTAATGTTGCTCCGTTTGATCCAGTATCGAATGTTGGCATTTTTAGAACTTAATAATGTATTCTACTAACATGAATGGTTGAACTGCTTCATCTAATTTATCCACTCCCTTTGTTTTTACAGAAACATTAGTGACAATATTTTCGGGACTAACATTAAAAGCACTATAACCATACTTAAAATTCTGAGAATATGTTGTAGGTCTGGTTATTCTATGAGTATGACCAGCGCCTGCTGCGGGTGCATTATTTTCAGCAACTTCCTCTAAAATATTTTGACCAGATGAATTAGCGCCATCGCCACCAGATTCATCCGTAGCACTATTCTTAGTGTTTCCAGATTGAGCAGAAGTATGAGGCCCAGTATAATTTAAGACCGTTTGATTCCCTCCATGACCATGACCTTGAAAATTTTCCTCATTTAATTCAAATGTTTCCGTTGCTTTAGCAATAATATATTTACTATTCCCCAAAAGTGCTAACCCAGAAGATCCATTAGCATCCACAGCAGGAACAGCAAAGTTGCCACTATAATTAAAAGAAATTTCATTACCAACGTTAGATGTTATTTCTACGCCAATACCAACTTTATATTTACCATCATCAGTAAAATCAAATTGATAAGTTCCTGTTCCACTCCCACCAACTATCACTTTAGATCCCAAATCTGGCAACATAAATCTTGTAGAATCTACTTGATCTCTCTTAGATTCTTTCAAAAATTTACAATCTGCACCAGTTCCCAAAACTGCTGCTAAAGCAGGATAATCAGATGCTTTTAAAATTGCTCCATTGCATTTTAAATATCCAGCAGGTATAACTGTTTTAAATTTAGAATCCAAAGGACTATTGTATCCATACAACGAAGTAGTTAACATTTGTATGGTTCCTACCATACCACCATGTTTTGCTTTTTCTCTGGTATAATTTGCCATCTTAGAATGCCCTGATTAAATACAAACAAATTACATTAGGTTGTGCCAGAACTGCTGTCAAATTCAAAGCAGCTATACCAGCAGCATTATCAGGAGTTATATTTGATGTAACTGAATTTGCTAAAGTTTTATTTGGCAATTTTAAATTTGCTGGATCGTAAACACAATCAAAAGAATCATGAGTGTGTGGTGTTATATATTGATCTGCTCCACCCGTAGCATTTGTATCATTAAAATTAAAATCTATAGAACTTTTATTATATAGAACTTTATTACCTGAAGTATTAGAATCAGATACTCCACTATTTGTTCCACCTGGATCATAATTTCTTTGTGGAATTGTTACATTAGACCCACCAAAACCATAAGGAATTGATTCCGATCTATTCAATACTCCATCATAATTAACTGTATTAGAAAAAGTTTTTCCTGAACTATTCCCCAACCAGTTTGCAATTGGGTGGGCGCTGGCACTAGCAACGTTGTTGGCAACAACATTACTATTGTTATCGGAACTTTCGACGTTTGCTAAAATTTTACCGAATGATGTTCCTCCAAAACCATTACTAAATCCATTAGGACCAGGATTTGCAGTAAAATTATATTCTGGACCAAAAGCATAAAAATAATCTCGTACTTCAAAAGTAATATTTGACCAAGGAATAACTCCTTTTCCTGGTCTTTCATTAGAAACTCCAGAAATAGTTTCAATTTTCCCAGAATGATTATGCCCTAGGATATGGCGTCTACCTAATTTTCTGGGAGAAATGTGAATCAATCTTTCCGATTCGCCAGCGATAATACTATATCCAGTAAATTGACCTGAGAAATCATTTTCTGCTGTGTAATTTAATACAATATCGGTATAAGCATCACTAACAATAGGAGGTAGAGAACCAGTATTTTCGTTTTCCCCAATATAATTAGTAACCACGTTTAAAGCTTCTGCATTATCTGTAGATGTATTATCTACTGTTTGACCAGCAACAAAATAATCTGTATCAATATTTGCTAAATGTTTATCATTTAAATTTGGCAAAAATATTGTTCCTGTATAATCAGGAAAAGTTCCCCCAAATCCACTTGATATTCCATATTGAGTTCCAATAACTTGAGCAAGCAAAGGATATTCTTTAGCAACTATAGTTTGCCCAGAACAAACCAACCAACCTCTAGGAATAGCACCGAAATCTCCTGTCCACGGCATGATTGTGCCAATGGCAGCAGATTTCATTGTGCGTTCTGCTTGATAAAATGCCATATTAGATCTCCACTAACCACCAACCTTGAGCGGAATTAGGAATACTTGACGAACTGCCATCATTTAGAGTGCTGCCTGCATAAATTAATCCAAACCCAGCATTAGGTGTTTGAATAACTAATTCACCACCATCGTATCCACTTAAAGATGAAGTGAATGTTCCACCAAGAATAGTAGAACCAGTGTTGGATACATCTCCCTGAACTGCTATTCCAGTGGGTGCTCTCATTACCAATGATACATTATAGGTTAGATTTCCGCCAATATCAACAAATCTTATCATATCTCCAGTAACAGGGTTTGTCGGCAATTTAATAAGGGTGATTGCAGAAGGAGCAACAAAGTAGTTGACATTCGCAACAGCAGTTGTGACGGTTGCATTAACATATACCCACCTTCTAGCACCCGTGGTTCCATAGTAAGAGGTAATTCCACCAAGATCAATAGTTCCAGTATTATTGACTTTAAATCTAGTAACACTGTCTTGTTGAACTGTTAGATTACCTCCTTGAGTTCCACTACCATTTACCAATAGATTGCCAGCATAAGTATTAGTTCCACTACCATTAGCAGATAGTGTTCCAGCAACTACAATATCACCCGATGAATTATTTAGAGATAGTTTAGATGTCGTTCCATCTTCAGCAAAGATGTTGAAGTTTCCGCCATTAATAATGGTATTACCGTTTGCAGTGTCAACTTGGAACTTGATAGCAGGAGATGCCGCACCATTAGTAATCTTGAAGAATTGAGTATTAACTGTAGTGCTACCATTTAATGTTAAAGTATTTTCTACTGTTAATGTTCCTGCAATATTAGTGTTACCGCTAGAAGCAGCAACTGTAAACTTGCCTGCCAGCGTATTTCCAAACGAGGCATCTGCCCCCAAACCAAATGCAATAGATCCAACTGCAGTGAGACTGCCAGTTGTTGACTCAACTTCAAACTTAGTAACTGCAGGATCGCCACCATCAGTAAGTCTCAAGACTTGAATATTATTATCAAGTAGTGCAGCAACCTTGACGATTTCTAAATCAGATAGTCTCAAGTAATCATTAGTTGTAATAGCACCACCAAATTCTGCAGTAGTAACTTCATCTTCAGTTGTATTAATACCACCATCATTAATAATCCAAGAAGCATTATCAAACTTAACAAACTTACTCAATAGAACACCATCTGGGTGATCTGTTCTCAAAACAGTTCCATCTTGAGCACGAAGAACTTTAATTCTTAAACCATTAGGATCTGCAGTGTTTGAAATATTAGTAATTTCAGTTACTTTGAGAAGTTCACTCTTAGCTTGATTGTCTGGTTGTTTTACAGTTCCTGTTGCTGCTGCTTGAGATACATTTGTTCCTGTTTGCGAGAAAGTAAATGTATTGTCGCCCGTAACAGTAATTGTTACGTTAGAACTTAAAGCAATATCAAAGTTGTTATCAGAGCAATCAATTTCTACTTTTAATCCAGTAGTAAAACCATGTGCTTTAGTTGTAGTAATCGTAGTAACGTTAGAATTTCTAGCAACAAAAGCAATCTGAGCAGTATGTCTTGCTCTATCAACTAAAATGTAATCACCTACCGAGAAATCATTTGCAGTAGCAATCTGATCTAATCCAAGGAAATATTCACTTGTAGTAGATCCAGAAACTTGAAACTGAGTTCCACCCCAGTATGTTGAACTTCCCGCGTCAATATTTTTGTTGATAATAGTATATTTATAGAAGTCAATATTTCTATTCTGAATAGAACCTTCAGAATGAGAAACAGCAGTAGTTCCCCAAGCACCACGAACAACTTCAACAGTGCCAGAATTTAAACCACCATTTAAAATGATATTGCCATCAACTTGTTGACTTGCTTTTACAAGCAACGAGTTATTAATAGTAGTTGTTCCACCATCAGAAGCAATACTTAGTTCACCAGCATTACGGCAGAGTTGAACAATAGAAGCACCACCAGTATCGAATAATCTCAACTCATTTGCTTGAGTAAAGATTCTTACAAACTGAGAACTTGTTATGGAAGGACCAGCACCAATTTCAATACTATCGCTATCAAAAATAGAGTTTCTATTTCCTACTCTAAAGAATCCAGTAGTGTTATTCCAAGCACCACCAATAGTAACTTGCGAATTGTGTAATACTCCACCAGATAGTGTTCCTTGAGATACAGTGCCGATATCAATAACAGAAGTCTTGGAATTTCTATGAATATAAAGATTTGATGTAGTAGCAGCATCGCCAACTGTTAAAGTTTGCGTTGCTGCATAGTTACCAATATCAATTGTTTGTGTGCCTGTTGTAGCACTATTGTTACCAATATCTAGACTTAATACATCGCCAAAAGCATTAACTGTAGTAGCAGTCGTATTATAAAGATTTAAAGTAGTGTTAGTGGTATCTAGATTAGTTCCAGAAATAGTAGTATTGCCCTTAACTTCTAAGTTGCCAGTAAGTCTACCATCTCCACGAACAACAAACTCTCTATCTAATAGAGCTTCATTAGATACATAACCAGTTACAGTAGTAGCATTGAAATTAGATGTAGTATCAGTTGTCGTAAAGTCAAATGTATCTTCAGTGCAATTTGTAATTGTAACTGAGTTTGAAGAGAATTGAGTATAACCAGATGTAGATACACTGATCTTTACATTTTCTCCATCAAAGAAACCATGGGGAACTCTTGTCAGAACAGTAACTGTAGATCCAGTCTTAGTTAGTTGCTCTAGTAATACAGGAAGTGTAGTATTTACACCTAGTCTTCCATAGAGAGAACCCGTTACACTTTCATTTACTGTATAAGAATTAGTTTGATTACCTCTAGTGAGAGTAATATTTCCAGTAGCATATGCAGTGTTACCTACAGTCAACCCACTCAATTCATAACCAGTTTGGTTAGTAATGGTGATAGTATTGGTTCCTGAAACTGCGGTAACTCTATAAACACCACTCTTAGTAGAGTTAGGACCATCTTTAAATTCTACGTTAGCAAACCATGTAGTGTCTACAGAAGATAATCCATGTGATTCTACAGTAGTGATAGTGCATGATGTAGTAGAAGTATTATTATATGATTGAATTGTTAAAGATGTAGTAGCAACTCTAAGTGCAGAAGAAATGCCAGGTGTTTCACTATTACCACCAACAATAAATGCATCACGAACTGCTAGTTCAGTCTTAGCATTCGTTGTTTCCGTTAGGAACTTAGGAACACTTCTACCAGAAATGTAAGTATTGCCAACAACATCTAAGTTAGCTCTTGGTTCAGTTTCTTCAGATACCCATGCAGTCTGATATGCAGAATGAGCAGCTCTAGCAACTGTGTTAATACCTAACTTAAAGTCTCCATATGTAGAAGTTTCTGTTCTGATTACTTCAGCACCAATTACACCAAATTCTTTAAATGCTGTTCTAGATGAAGCAACTTCTATTGATGGTTGTGCTACTGAATTTACTGGATAACCGTTAGCATTATTTTGATTGATATCAAATACTGGTAAATTAGTATTAATTCTAACAACAACTGAATCCGCTGCTCCGTCAAAAGGATCTACTTCATCAGAAACAACAGACCAGACTCCATTCAAATTAACTAGAGATCCAGTAGCTCCTTGAATTCTAATCTGAGAACTTGCAGTAATTCCTAAGGAATTATTTGAAACTCCAGTGTTATAATTTAAGCGAATCTTTGTTCCTGTTTCGCTACCCTGAATACCTAATAGTTGTGGATCTGGATTCTCTGAAGTAGAATTTGTAGTTATTGAAACATAATCATTTGCAAAGATCCAACCCAAAGATCCAGTAAATAAAGTCTGCAATCCTTTGAATTGCATATCACCAGACTTCAGAGGAGATTTAGATCCAAAGTTAGTATTCTGAGTTTGTGTAGGACCGTTAGTAGTAGTTCCAAACGTATTTGCAAAATCAGGTGCTCTATTAGATAGAGCAACTCGCATAGTGTAATCTTGAGATCCTCTGGTATTGAAATCAAAAATAGCAGAAGTAACAGTATTTTGGTGAATTAAAATATCACCCGTCTTTTGACCAGAAATATTAAATTCTAGATATGCATCATAACCAACTGCAGTTCCACTTCCAGTTACAACCTTAAGTGATGGATAGTTTTCAGTAGTTCCAAATGCAGTAGCATTATTAATAATCAATGGAGAATTGAATGTGCTCTCCCCAGATCCATCAACTCCATTAACTGTGATAATATCATTAAATGTTACAGGAGAATCAAAAGTAGTAACAAGTGTTCCAATATTGTCGGCATCATCAGCAGACTCGACTAATTGTGCTGATTCCAGGAACGTCTCTTCGCCTGTAATAGCGTTGATCTTACGGTTACCGATATAGAGGTCACCGTTGGAGTTCAGACCCGTGTAGAAGACAATACCAGCGTTTTCGCGCTTTGCTTGTGCATAGAAATCTTGAGTATCTGTAAGAACAACTTCTTGGCGAGCAGGGAAACCAGTCGAGTAGTTACCAGGACCAAAACCAAGATATTCAAACGTGTGGTTACCAGAACGAGCAATAGATGGTCTACGAAGTTCAAGATAAACTTTTTGTTCGAGTGGATAATCAGAGTCACCTCCAATAGGAATCTTTCTGGATTCGGATCCAGCAGAAGCAGATCCATTTTGTGCCTGAACAGCATTTTCGCCAGAATAAGTATAAGAACCAGTTCCAGGGTCAGCAATAAAGTCTAGAATTGTTTCTTTAGTCAATGATCCTTTAGCATCATTGACAGTAACTAAACCATGAACATAGTTATCTGCTGCAGAGATTGTTGCAGGTGGATCAAGTAACGTTTCTGATTCTGGATCAATTCCCTTATACCACTCTGGGTCATTTTTATAGAACTCAGGATAAATTTTAGAAATTGGTTGAGAGAACTTAAAGTTCTTGAAGTTAGTTCCGACACCAGAACCAGTAGGATATGGAGAAATATCACCACGAACACAAGTTAGATAGTAAACACCATCTTGTTGACCAGGAATTCTTCTACGAATTTCGTCGATATCAAAGATATAGAAAGTGCTTTCCATATCAGAAACATCTTCAACAGAAGCAACGGTATAAGAAACACCATTATCATCATTTACAGTATCACCAGGAGTTACAGTATAAGTGTTTGCTCCCTCAATGACATATAAATTATTTTTAATATCATTTCTACCTCCATTTGGGTTTTCCAATAGAGTTGCTGTAACATCACCTTGGGTAAATACAGTTTCCGTGAAAGGACTATAGTTAATTTCAGAGTTGCCACTGAAATCTTTAAGAATCATGTAATAATTATTTTCATAAGCAAAGTAAGAGTGAACATATGCAGTTCCTTTGCTATTTCCATCCCAAGTAACTTTATTGGTATTATTGGAATTTGCTATGCTGTTAACAAATATACCATCTCCTCCTTCTGGAGCATCAATCTTAACAGTAGTGAATAACTTAGTCTTATAATCATTATTATCTACACCAATATCAAATACAGTTAATTCGAGATATTCTTTGCCTTGAATTTCTTTTTTCTTGGCAGATTGAATAGTAAAAGCAACCTTAGATGTTGTTTCAATTCTCTTTGCATAAGTAGAGTTATATGGATCATAGGTTGAAACAAAATTAGGATCTAACGTTACTAGTTCTGTCTTTGTTAAACCTAATCTTTCTCCGCTAGTAGGAGCATTAAATGTAGCAACTGTATTTCCAGCTGCTGTTGGCTTTAGAACAATTTTTTGTGGAAGAAGTCTTCTCTTTTCATCTGTTCTAATCTTAAATACAAAACCATTGAGAGGATCACGAACCGTTTTAAGATTCTTAGGAATTACATAACGGAATCTGTAAATACGATCTTCGGGTGTTCTATTATCTTCGATTCTTTCATACCAAGAATCAGTAGTTCTTAGTCTGGTTTCATAATCAGATTGCTTAATTCTAGGAAGAATCTGGTTTCCTGACTCTAACGTTTCGATATACCACAATCCTTCATCGCCTACTGCGGCATCATATTTCAATGGTGAACGACGCTTATCGGCATAAGTATAGAATTGAGCAGTGCTTCCAGGAGCAAATGTTACTGGGTTGATATTATCAATAGCATCTGTAAATGTCAGGTGAATTGTGAAAGTTTTTGTTCCTGAGTATCTTGCATAGTAGTAAGTCTGTGGATCTACAACAGTTCCACCGAAGTTAGAAGCAAGAGTTGGTAGCGAAGAACCTGTAATATCTGCTCCAGTTCTGAAAAACACTCTCTGTGGAGTGATATTATCAGAAGGAACATCAAATACATGAGGTCTATCTGTTTCAAGAATTGTGCTGGAACCAGACAATAAGTTTGTCTGATAGCGATGGAGATCATAATTAGTATCTAGAAGATACTGATAAACATCAATCTCAACATCTTTATCAATGCTATCTGTTTCTGGCGAATAGATATAAATTCCAGCACAAGAGTTCTCTTCGCTAGTGGCAAGAAGCAGAGTTTGCTGGTTATCACCATTGAATCCAATACTGTTGGAGTAATCAAATGGATCTGTCTTTCTTCCTGGAGCAATTACATAATATGTTGTATTTGTATCAAATCCTTTTGGAAGACGAATCAAACGCTTATCTGGATTTGTTCCTTTCTTTGCTCTAGGAACAAGTCTGACAGGAGTTCCAGTCTCCATATCGTGTGGGTTAGTAGTATTGTTTCCTTGAGAATCTTTTTCTACTAAGTTGAATAGGGTTGCTCTTTGTGCTAGAGAAGCAGTGCTTAATACCGAAGGAACACGAGGAACAGTTCCGATACCAGAATTTAAAATAGTATCAATAATATTGAAGTAAATAATAATACCATCTACAACACTAGCACATTCTCCACCTGGGGATGAGATTGATCCATCACCTAAAGCAGTGTAATTGTAGTCTTGAATTACTGCTTCATCAGTTGTTGGTTCTAAATCAGTAGACCAAACTCCTGTTTCTAGTTTAACATACAAATTAACGCTAGGTAATGTAGAAGTAGCATTTACTGTTGTTCCTAAATCAAATCTAGATCCATAAACACCAAGTTGAATTTGATTAGCAGCAAGACCATTTTGACCATCACCAATTTTCTTGATGTATGCGTTGTCTGGAATGGTTGATGTTTGACTAACTACCGTGTTTTGATCGGCAGGGATGGTGTTAACAGATTCAACCTTCATGCCAATTGCCAATCCAATCGTGCTGGGAACCGTAACAATTGAAGATCCAGATACAGTAGAAGCACCAGTAATATAAGTATCATGATTTCTCATTGCAGAAATCGCTAGATTTCTAACATACTTCCATGCTTCTAGGGTTTCTGTCTTCTCGTTTTCGATGTAATCTAATGTGAAACCATCTTGGTTGCCATCTGTAGTATCATTAGCAAGAGGAATTGCAGTATAGTATGCTTCAGCAGCATTAATTACATTTTCATTTCCACCTAGTCTTAGATCAGAAACTACCGCTTCAACAATATATCCAATATCTCTCTTACACTTACTTGCTTCACTAACTTGTGACCACTGACCAGGATTTACAACAGGAAGATCTGATAGATTTCCATTAGATAGAGCAGTAATAAGAATATGTGATAATGTATCAATAGTATATCTTACATTTGCACAATCATAGGAACCATTAGTAACTACTGGCAGATTGTTTAAATTACCAGCAACTAGTGTTGTTGTAACAATACCAAACAAGTTAGTAATACTATCTTGAACATCTATACAAGTAGAAGCATTTCCAGACTCGTTGTAAGTAACGTCTGAACCACCAACACTATAACTTGGAGGACCAAAAGATAAATTAAAATTCTTAGAGTAAAGTTGATTTGTTACTGCTTTCTTCGCTGCATCTCTAGCAGCATTAAAAGCAGTTACAGATTCAGTAACTTCATCAACTAAACCATTTGTTAGTAATGTTGTAGCGTTGGCATAATATTCTCTAGTAGCATCTACAGTAAATTCATTGCCACCCCAGAATAAATCTTGAGCAATAGAATCAACAATAAATCCAATATCTCTACGGCATTTTGCTTCACCGTCAAGAGGAGTTCCTCTCGTTTCAGTAATATCAGTTACATCGGTTGAATCTCCTGAAGAAACTGCAGTTGTTACTATATTGGTTAATGTAGTAATAGATGCCTGAACATCATCACAAGATGCTGGATCTGTGTTGCTTCCTGTTAAAGGATCTGCTGTTAAAGTTAAATCTTTTGAGTATAACTGGTTTGCAACAGCTAACTTCATCATATCTCTTGCTTTATTAAAAGCAACGATAGATTCTGCCTCCTCTCCCACTAAACCATTTGAAAGAGGATCTAGGTTTTCATCAAAATATTGTAACGCAAATTTTCTAGAATAAACATTACCAAGAATAGAAAGATCTAAAGATACTGCATCAATAAAGAACCCAATATCTCTCTTACACTTAACTTCTCCTTCAGGAACAGTTCCTGTGTTCTCTGCAGGTAAACTAGACAAATTGCCAGCAGAAACAGAAGAAGTAACAATTGTGGTTAAAGTTGTAATTGCTAACTGAACGTTTGCACAAGATGCTGGATCTGTGTTGCTTCCTGTTAAAGGATCTGCAGTTACAGTAAGATCTTTGACAGTTAACTGATTAGCAACAGCCAATTTCATCAAGTCTCTTGCCTTGTTGAAAGCAGTATTTGATTGTGTTTCCTCACCCTGCAATCCGTTTGTAATCCAAGCATTTCCTGCCTGATTAAAGTATTGTTGAATAAATTTTCTGCTATATTGATTGCTATTTTCTAGTGAAATATCGAGAGAAATAGCATCAATAAAATATCCAATGTCTCTCTGACATTTTGCTGGATCAGGATTAACAAATCCAGGATGACTTATAGCAATTTGTGCGTAAGCTCCATTGATAATTTCCTGTCTATTAAGTTGAATTAGACGATATGCATCTTTATACCTAGATGATGACAAAGTTTGAGCATCTCCAGGATAATAAAAATCAGGATGCTGAATTGCAATTTCTGCTGCAGCTCTATCAATAATTTCTTGCTTGTTTAATTGAATGAGTCTGTAAGAATCCTTATAACGAGAGAATGCATTTGTTTGGGCATCTCCAGGATAATAAAAATCAGGATGTGAAAGTGCAATAGCAGCTTCCGCTCTATCAATAATTTCTTGACGATTGGCAGTAATTAATCCTGAAGCATCTTTGTATCTACCAGCTGGATTATCATTATTATTGGGATCAATTTGAATAGTTGAAACATAAAATTCTCCAGTAGCTTGAGTAACTCCTGGATTATCTGGGAGATTAACTGTAAATGAATTGGCAGTTAATCCTGTTGCAAGAACAGTAAAATCACCATTATATGCAGATTGAGTAGCACCAGAAATACTGATAATATCACCTGCTACTAGATTATGGGGATCCACTGTAGTAACAGTTGCAACTAAACCACTGCTCGTGATTGCATCATTTTGAGTATTTAAAATACTAGTTGAACCTAGTAAGTTTGAGATTGCTTTCTTTGCCCAATCTTTTGCTCTTCTGAAAGCATAAACTGATTGAGGAATTTCACCAACCAAACCATCATCAATCAAATCCCCAACGCCATCAAAATACGCTCTAGTTACTTCTACAATAGCAGCATTTCCACCATTATAGAGATCATCAGCAAGACCGTCAACAAAATAACCTAGGTCTCTCTTACACTTTTCTCCATCAGCAGCAGTTCCAGTCAAATTAGCATTCCAGTTAGGATATGCTTCGATCATCATGCTATATGCATACTGAATAATTTCATCGCGGTTTGATCTAATTAAATTAGATGCATCACGATATCTACCAGTTTCAGATGTAATATTTGGGTTTACATACGAAATATTTTGAAGATCTGGAAATTTTTCTAGAATATATCCAAATGCTTCTGCTTGAATAAACTCTTTGTTTGATTCAATTAAATTAGCAGCATCTTGCTTTAGATTGTAATCAACTGTAAAGTCATCACCAGTTGGTTTGAGTGAAGTTAAAGAAGAAACCCATTTTTTAAATCCAGAATACTTTAGTTTTGCTTCTTTAGCGCCAGTGCTGTCTAGTTTAACATAGATTTTTTCATCTCTCTTCGCACCAAGACGATACCCACTAATAGTAGCAGCTGGTCTATCATCTGGGAAGATAGCGTCATCAGATCCAAGATACAATTTAGTTAAGTTTTCAGAAACTTTACTCTTTTGAACATCAAAAACATAATATTGATTTTTGATAGTTTTAAGAGTAGATAAAGCTTTAGGAGGAACAATATCTGTAATGTAACCGCCCTTGTCTTGGTTGAAGGCAAACCCTTTGTAACCAACCGAGTGCATCGATGTGTTACCAAAGTTTGAGTTCGAGTTAGTGATAGACATATCACCACCAGACTCAAGCAGGAAGTGATCAGCAAAACCTACAGCGAAGATCGAAACGTTCTGAATGAAGGAGTCATCCGAAGCACGAACGTGGAAGTTTCTCCAATCATCTTTCCAGTATGCATCACCCTTAATGTGATAAGGAGTGGTAGCAAATGCATCAGTTAGAGGAGCTTGGTTCCATGTGTTACTAAACTCATCATAGCGAATGAATGCACGGTCATCTCTCTGTAGCGAAACACCCGTATACTGAGCGATAACCATCGACTTGAAACCAGTCGCTTTGCGACCATCTGCCCAGATACCACAAATACCCCAAGTTGAACGAATCGAAACGTTGAAGACGTATGGCGATGCTGATTCTACCGAGTCAACTTCTGCTTGAACCGTTGCATTAGGATCAAGGGCAATTGCAGAAGAAGCAGTATAAGTTGTTCCGCTAACTAGACCGAGACCAGTAGCGGTGGTTTGAATGCGATAAGTAAATTCTTTTGGATCAATAGGATTGATAGAATATACTTTAAATACTCCATTTAATGATACATTTAATCCATTATTTGCAATCGCTACATACTGACCAGGGAAAAATCCATGGTTGATTTTAGTTCTTACACTTACTTCAACGATTCCTGGTGGAGTAGAATCAACTACTTTAATTTCGTCAAGTCTGATAGCATCTTGCAGAGGACCTACAATTCTATTTTCCTGAACTCTGAAATCGAATTCTCTACTTCTAATAACAAGTAAATTCCACTTATTTTCATCGCTAGATGGAATTACATTAGTAGAAATTTGCGAAGCAACATATGCTTTACCATTATATAATACTCGATCTCCAACAGAGTATGCAGTTGTTGAATCCCATGATTCGGAAACAGGAACGTTCGAACCTTCTACATATACGTCATCAATTGCTGGTTGATAATCACTGAATACTCTAGCAATTTTTCTGTAGAGTAATCCTAAATCTTCCTTATCAGCAAACACAAAGTTTGTGATTTTGTGGTGAGAAAATTCAGGAATTGCTAGATTAGTATTATCATTTGGTTGAGTATAAACTTTACCAATTCCAAGAGGAGAACCAACATCAAATAGAGGTGAAGTATTCTCCAAATCACCATCAAAAATCGTAAACTGCCAGAAGTAGCAACCACCTGTTACGTTGAACAGAGCTGTGCGAGGAATATCCTTATCTGCAGGATCTGGAACATAGAGTGGTCTGACATGAGTTCTTCTTAAGTCGCTACCAACTAGCGAAGTTCCTCTAGGAATAGTCGCGCCACCCTCACGACCATTAAATTTGTAAAGAATATTATCTGGATCAGATAGATCAAAACTTACATTTTCATTTGCTTCCCACTCACCAGTTGACTGATTATACTGAAAAATAGGAAGATCCGCGACATTTTCAATGCCAGGGCGGTTATCAATATAGTGCTCACCAGGAGCAAGCATAATAGAAAACTGGTCAAAACGATCATTATCTACATCAGGTAGATATGAAAATCTAGCAGCTTCTAAGAATGCTCTCTGAATACTTTTAAAGGGTCTGAGTAGACTATTTCCTCTGTTGTCTAACGAATCACTAGCGTTAAAATCATCAGGAGATACATATAGATATTTACCAGATTTACTGGAAATTAGATTATCTAGTCTTGTTAATGGCATCTTCTCAGTTACCCTAATTAATGGTGGATTTCTTCTGAGTTATTTATACAAAAAAACCTCAGGATTACCTGAGGTTAAGTGACTTCCTTCACACGGAGAGCCCCCGATCTGATTCGAACAGACGACCAGCGGTTTACAAAACCGCTGCTCTACCACTGAGCTACAAGGGCATTAATCATCCTTTGGAAGTAATTCTGGATTTTCAATTTGAAGATCAAACATCAAAGGATGCATTTCTTCCATTATTAAGTAATTTGATGTTCTCCACATATCTTCATCATCATAATCTCTATGAGATAATGCTTCAGTTTGAACTGAGGGATGATCTTGAATTAGTTGTGGTAATTCATCAAAAGTATATGGAAGATTTTGTATAAAATACATACGAACAACTTGCCCCATATAAAAGCAATATGCTTGTGATAATGTGTATTTCATAACATTTCCACTACATTATATTTAGTGGAAATAGGGAGAGGGGGACTTGAACCCCCACGGGCAAATGCCCAACAGATTTTAAGTCTGGTGTGTCTACCGATTCCACCACCTCCCCAGGTGATGAGACAATCATAGCAGGTCTTGCTCAGATTGTCAATGGGTCTGGTCGGGCTCGAACCGACGACTTACAGGTTAAAAGCCCGCTACTCTACCAACTGAGTTACAGACCCACAGTGCTCCTTGAGGGGATCGAACCCACCTTAGCCGAATTATGAGTTCGGTGCATTCGCCAGATTGCTAAAGGAGCTCAGCGATAAATGAAGTTGTCTGTTTTTAACAGTTTACCACATTTTTCCTTTAGTTCAACCAACTCGTTGATCGTAGCACATCGAAAGGTAAGCATGGTTCCATTTTCACCTCTGATGATTACCTTCTTATTATAGAGGTCTATGGTGATCCTGTCAAGAGCTTGCTCAGAAGGATTTTTAAGATTCATAAGACCCAGACCTCAAAGCGCCACATTGCTAGTATAGCGGTATTTAGAGGTTCTGTCAAGCTCGACTTTTTTGACCAAAAATTTGCCGAGATTTTTTTTGCGACCTTTTGGTAATTGAAGGTCAATTTTGAAATCGCTATTAGTTTAGATAAATTCCTGCTTTGTTATCAATCTTAATAGATTCAGGACCAACTTTAATCGTAGAAGTAGGACCATAGACAATAGAAAGTTCTTTGGCATTGATACCAATTTTGTTCGCTGATGTCTGAACCAAACTAACTTCTTCTGGTCCGATGTTAAGAGATGGAGTTGTAGAAAATTCAAATGGTGGCGATCCTGCTAGACTTGCTACAATTCTAGTAGGACCAAATAGACCGAGTGATGATTTACTATCACCAACAAACGTTCCTGGTTTTGAAGTAGCAAAAACTTTTGCACTATCTTTTGCTAACGTAGTTAATACTGATGCCATTCCTCCAGACTCATTGGCAATCACTACGTTTCCTGCTTTAGTAAGGAAGTCAATATCTCCTTTCTCAAATCTAACTGTCATACCACCAACTGTTCCTTCTACTGATAAAACAGGTGGTTCAATTGCTGCAACGTCTGACTTGGATGGTGTGCCTACACCTGTTGAAGGTGGTTTGGGTGTAGTCGAAGTAATAATATATCCAGATTTTTGACCTGCTAGTAGAGAGGTTCCAGGAATTTGAACAGAAGCAGTAGGTAAATTAACTTCGGTCTTTTTTCTACCACCAATCTTCTCATACATGTCACCACTGAGGTTGATCTCAAAATCAGTTGCTCGTATGCCATAAGCTGCGTTAGCATTTCCGACAATAGTGCTTGACTCACCATTGACAGAATCATATTTGTTGTCTACCGTTTTTTGGGTGGTAGATACTGTTTGAGAAAATTTTGCTGCCTTCAGAACAACATCACCACCATATTCAGAATTCTTATCATCAGTATCTGTAGCAGGAGCACCTGCTAAAAGATCAATACCTGCCTTTGCATCTAAACGAATACGATCACCAGCATCTAGAGTAATGTTTCCACTACTACTAATAGATAGATCTTCAGTAGAATGTATAGCAGCTGAACCAGATATGTAGATAGAAAATGCTTGCCCTTTTGCTTTATCATCTACGGGTTTTTCTCCCGCATTTATACTATTCTTATTCTCAACTTCAATAAACAGACACTCGCCTACCTTAACTATAGTTGCGCCAGCAGATCTAACTTTGAACATTCCACCGTAGTGATTTTCTTTTGGTGATTTTGCTGCGCTAAAATGAAATGAACCGTCAGCAGTCTTTGCCCAATGAGATTCATCTCCCCATGTTCTTTGCCAAGTGCTCTGACCTTCGTTTCCTTTACCTTCAACAGTTGTATAATCACCTGTATTGTTAGATGAAGCCTGAGTTTGATCTGCTTCAACGTCATCTACTGGGGTTGGTTTGTTAATTAAGTAATTATACCCCTCTGAACCAGACCCTTGACCTGCTAGCTCTGGTGGTATCCATGCTCCAATGTCATTGAGCACTTGCATGATGTCATCACCAAAATTGTTGATGGCATCTTCAATTCCTTCTAATGGATTTTCAAAATCAAAATCTAATGATCCAGAAATACCCGAATCAAATGTGGTCGTTTCAGTGCCACAAGAAGAACTTGGTTCTGGATTTACAAACGACGCAGTTCCATCAATGAGTGACTGTCTTAATTCTAACCAACTTGTAGCCATCTCTTATCTCCTATGGGCAATCAATTACAGAATCAGTTCCAGAAGGAGCAATATTAGATACATACTCCTGGTATCCAGGCTTGTCAAGACAGGTAAATGTTGGTATAATAATGGCACCAGCACCATCACCAACAATCTGAACTCTAGGAACCTTTGCAAACGTTTTCGTTTTATCAATAATATCTAGACCAATTACACTACCATTCTTTACTATTGCTCTAGCAACATTAGCGTCACCATCTATGTAGACTTTAGGTTCGTATGTATAACCATATCCAGGTTTAATTAAATTGTATCCATCAATGACACAATTACCTCTTCTTCTGTTCGGAACGTATCCTCTCCCAGGTCTCAATACTTTAATCTTTTTGAGACTTCCAGTAATATCTAATTCAGCAATTGCTACTGCTCCAACCCCTTCCCCATATACTTTAATCAGTGGTGGTAAAATGTAAGGATCTCCTGGTTCTAAAATAGGAATATCAATTACCTTTCCGTCATCATCTACTTCAGGATCACCTAGCACAGGTGGTTTAAAAGTAGGAGTAGGGGTTGGTGTTGTTGGTGTTGGATTTAAATTAACAATAGTAAATAATTTAGATCTATTTGCTAT